CCTTGCGCACCCCCGCCCGGCGAAGGGCGAGCCGGTGCGGGCGCGTGTCGAACGAAGGATGCAGCTCCGGCGGCTGCGGATTCTTGATGTCGTCGGCGAAGCCCGGCAGCGTCCGCACCGCCCACGGGGCCGGGTTCCCGGCGACCTTGACGGATGACTCCATCAAGACCTTCCCCTCGCGGTGGATCGGGTGATACTCGGCGAAGTCCACCGGCCCGCAAGCCTGACGCGAGGCGATGAAGTCCCGAGCCTCCTTCTGCGAGGAGAACGGGGCCATCGTCGTCGGCCGCTCCCTCCACGTCACCGCGAGCCACTCGCCGATCCCGGGAAGTCTTACCTCATCCATCCGCCCACTCCTTCAGAATGTCACCGAACCGGCGCACCTCGCGCCAATCCGTTGGTCTGCCCTTCTCGCCCTTGCCGATGTACGCGCGGTAGTAGACCCTGCCCTCGCGGATGCCCGTGACAACGCACCTCGCGGGGAGGTCCGGACGGCGCTGCTCCCGGTACCAGGCGTGGAAGAACTCCCGCCCGGGAGCGATCTCCAGGTCTACGACAGCCACCGCAGTACCTCCTTCGCGAACTCATCCAAGGGGACCTCCCGACGCGTCCCGCACTCTTCACCGTCCACGAACGTGTTGAAGTGGACGGTGTCGAGCCGCCGTTGCGATACACGGCACTTCGCGGGGGTCCCATCCGGATTGCGGAGCCTCGCGTGGAGGAACTCGCGGCCCCGACTCGGCCATTCGTGCGGTGGTGTTCCCTGCGCCATACGGGCCTCCCTAAGGGCCTAGAACGGCCCGGTCCTTAGCACTCCCCACCTTGACCCCTCAAAGGGCCGCAGAAGGGCTTACGTAGCCGTAGCGGGACTTGAACCCGCGACCTCATGACTTATAAGATCAGCGCTCTGCCACTGAGCTATACGGCCAGACGGGGGCCGCCCCGCAGGACGCGACCTGATCGAACTCCCGGTAGGCCTTGACCACCGCAAGGGCGGTCTTAACCGTGATCAGCCGTCCCGCCGTGCTGATCGCGTCGCTCGCGCACAACACCAACAGTGTCGCGGCGGACACGAGCATCGAGCCGCGAGCCCCCGAGACCTCGTTGCCGTTCTCGGCCTCCTCGTCGTGGTCCTCGGCGTGCGCCATCAGGACGGCGGCGAGGTCTCGGGGGTCTTCGAGATAGCCGTTCGCCCCGAAGTACGCGACGTTGATGTCCCGCAGTACCTCGTCGTACTCTTCCATCGGTTCCATGGTGCCTCCCTAGAGCGGTACTGGACGGAAAGGACCCTATCGCGTCCGGAGAAACAAACGCAATAGGGTCCTACCTGCTAACGAAGCTTCCGCAAGCCCTCCATGGTGATCGTCGCGACACCCTCCAGGTCATCGGAGATCTCGATCATCCTCACCCCGAGCAGCGCCAGCATGTCATCCGTCGCATCCGCCTGCCCGATCGAGAACCGCAACCCCTCCGCCGCGCGAACGAACTTCACATTTCCAGCCTTCGCCGCCGCGAGCGTCCCGAGCATCGAGTTCGACAACGCGACAGTCCCGGACGCGAACACCCGGAACCCGGTGTCCCGAAGCTTCGAGACCGCCCCGGGGAACGTCTCCTGATACGCGACCACGATCGTTGCGGAGGCCCGCAGATACGCGGTACGCATCGCGACCCCGTAGCGCTCCTGCGCCGCGAACGACATCATGGTGGAGATGGTGGTGCAGGCGTCCGCCCGGATGTGCTCGATGCCGAACTCGGGGTGGCTGGCGTGCATGGCGGCGAGCTCGGCGAAGTCGTCCCGCATCTGCGCGACGGTCTTGCCGGTCTGGCCGAAGAAGAGAAGCGAGAGCTTCCCCTCAAGGCTTTCGTAGGTGTCCAATTGGTCCCTCCCTGGGATCGAAGATGTACCGGGGGAGCGTACCTCCTCCGGAGAACAAACGCAATAACGGAACGGGGGAAAGACTGAGGTGAAAATGGACCCCGGCAACATCGAAAAAAGCGTCGAACGCGCAGCTCGGAGGGCTCAAGCCACTGAGATGAAGAAGCGCGGATACACCTGGACGCAGATCGCCGAACAGCTCGGATACGCCACGGCGGCGGTCGCCGCGCAGGACGTTCTGCGCGCGCTGGAGTACGCGAACCGGCGCGTGCGCGAGCAGCTTGACGGCTACCGCCAGCTCGAAGGGGAGAAGCTTGACGCCCTCGAACGGTTGATGTGGGCGATCGTGCGCAAGAAGCACATCCTGGCGCAGCAGGGCCGGATCATGTTCGACCCGGAGACCGGTGAGCCGATGATCGACCAGGCGCCGTTGTTCGCCGCAGCGGACCGGCTGGTGAAGATCGCGGAGAGGCGTGCCAAGCTGTTCGGATGGGATGCCCCGACGAAACTGGAGGTCCGGGCCACTAATGAGCTCGACACCGACATCGCTGGACTCTTGGCGCAACTGGCTGCCCGAGGAGAAGGAGTACCTGAAGCAGCAGCTCTTGAAGAAGCTCCAGGAGACGGGGCCGACGAGGAGTGACCCGTCGCTGGGCTGGTTGTACAACCCGGCGGACTTCGCCTTGAAGGCTTTCAACTGGCCTGAAGGGCGGGGGCCGACGGACTACCAGCTCAACGTGCTGCGCCAGCTTCCCGTCAAGCGCAGGGTGTCGGTGCGGGGACCGCACGGCCTGGGCAAGTGCCTGGGCGCGGATGAGCTGCTGCGGCTCGCAGACGGCTCTCTGCGCCGCGCGGGGGACTTGGTTGGGGAATCCTTCACGGTCCTCTCGTTCGACCCCGCTACGGGCCGCGTAGGGCCTTCCCTTGCCTACGCTTGCGACAACGGCCGCAAGAGCGTCGTGCGGATCGTCACGGACAAGGGCCGCGAGATCGTACGCACCCTCAACCATCCGCTGTGGGGTGACGCGGATCCCAAGTCCCACTCCTCCCCCGTGGGGCGTGGCAGGGTACGTCCGGAAGGCGGCTGGATCACGGCGGGCGACCTTCGCCCCGGTTCCGCAGTTGGCGTGTACCTCGGCAACGAAGGCGCTGCGGCCTGCGCCGATCCTGATGAGGCGACCGTCATGGGCTGCCTGCTCGCGGATGGCGGGTTGACGAGTTCCGTCATGTTCAGCCAGCGGGAAGGCCCGCTGCTGGACGCGTTCCGGGCGTCCGTGGAGGCGTTGGGCTCGAAGCTGGTCTACCGCAGTCAGGTGGACTACGGCGTGACGGGGTTCAGTGGCGTGAACCCGGTGCTCGACCTGACGCGGCGTTGGGGGATGTCCGGCAAGAACTCCTTCGCGAAGAGGATGCCGGACTGCGCGTGGACGTGGGACGACAAGAGCCTCGCGCTGCTGCTCAACCGCATGTTCGCCTGCGACGGTTGGGCGTACTGCGGACTGCGGACGGACGGACGCGTGAACCGGGAAGTCGGCTACTGCTCGGTGAGCAAGGGCCTGGCGCAGGATGTCCAGCGAGCCCTGCTGCGCCTCGGGATGCAGGCTGAGCTGCGCGGTAAGAAGACGAGTTGGACGCACAGGGGCGAGAGGAAGACCGGCTACGCGTACACGGTGGCGCTACATGACGCGAGGTCTATTGCAGTGTTCGTCGAACGCGTCGGCATCCTCGGCAAGGAGCCCGCGCTGGAGCGCCTCGCCGCCTCGTGCGCATCAGCGAACGCGAAGGAGCAGCAGCGTTGGCGCACGTTCCGCATTCCACGGGAGTTCGCCTGGGAGCGCGTGAAGTCCGTCGAACACCTGGGCGAGCAGCCGACGGTGGCAATCAGCGTTCCGGGTCCCGAGACGTTCCTGACGGACTTCGCGGAGCACAACACCTCGATCAGCGCGATCGCGGTGTTGTGGTTCGCTTTGACACGTGACGCCGCAGGTCTGGACTGGAAGGTGGTTACCACCGCCGGAGCGTGGCGGCAGTTGCAGCAGTACCTGTGGCCGGAGATCCGCAAGTGGGCGAGGCTCCTGAACTGGGAAGTCCTCGGGAGAGGTCCGTTCGACGAGCGCCAGGAGCTTCTGACGCTGAGCCTCAAGCTCAAGTGCGGCTCCGCCTTCGCCGTGGCCTCTGACCAGCCGGAGCTGATCGAAGGTGCTCACGCCGACTCGATCCTGTACATCTTCGACGAGTCGAAGGCGATCGTCACCAAGACCTTCGAGGCCGCTGAGGGGGCCTTCTCGGGTGCGGCTGAGACCGGTATCCCGGAGGCCTTCGCGCTGGCTATGAGCACGCCGGGCGAGCCCAACGGGTTCTTCTACGACATCCATTGCCGCAGGGAGGGACTTGAGGACTGGTGGGCGTACCACGTGACCTTGCAGGATGCCATCGCCGCAGGTCGCGTCGCTGAGGGGTGGGCGGAGAAGCGCCGGTTGCAGTGGGGTGAGACCTCTGCCGTGTACCGCAACCGAGTTCTCGGGGAGTTCCACTCCTCGGACGAGGACGGCGTGATCCCCCTGGCGTGGGTGGATGCGGCGATCGAGCGGTGGAAGGAGTGGGATGAGGCGGGAAGGCCCGAGCAGGACGGCCTCAAGGTGATCGGGGTGGACGTCGCCCGTGGCGGCGAGGACACGACCGTGCAGGCCCTGAGGCAGGGAACGGTGGTCTCGGAGCTGCGCAAGACCTCGAAGGAGGACACGATGGCCACTGCGGGCCGCGTAGAGGCCGCTCTGAGGGCCAAGGGCGGTCAGGCTGTCGTAGACGTCATCGGTATCGGCGCCGGTGTCGTAGACAAGCTGAGAGAGGACCGGATGAACGTGGAGGGCTTCAACGCGTCGGCCTCCACGAAGCGCCTGGACAAGGCGCGTGAGATGGGCTTCACGAACAAGCGCGCTGCCGCCTGGTGGGGGATGCGCGAAGCCCTCGACCCGGCGAACGACATGCAGGTCGCGCTGCCTCCGGACAACCGGCTGATCGGCGACCTCACCGCCCCTCACTGGAAGGTGATGTCCGGCGGAAAGATCCAGGTGGAGAGCAAGGACGACATCAAAGCGAGGCTGGGAAGGTCCCCGGATGAGGGCGACGCGGTGGTGATGGCGTTCTGGCCGAGGTCTTCGGGGTGGGCTGACGCGTACGGGGTTGCCCGATGCCCGAAGTGCAGGGAGGCTTTCAAGCTGGAGCTTCATCCCCTTAGCTGCCCGCACTGCCGTACGCAGCACGATCTTCAGGAGGACTAGTGGAGGACGAGATGATGACGCCGATCATGACGACGGCGGTGCAGTCTCACGAGATGTACGAGGCGTTCAAGCGCGCCGGGTTCACGCATCGCGAGGCCCTGGAGATCATCGTGCGGATCCTGCTCGCTGGCATGTCGTAGGCCTCGGAATCAGGACATCTTGGACATCGCCACCGGCCGGAGACCCTGAATTCGGGGAGGAACTACCGCGAATCGGACGCTGCTACGTCCTCGCTGTCGTTCTTCGGATTCGGACTAAACGGACTTACCCGCTCCAGGTAGGGCGGCAGTAAGGACACGAACCTACGTTGCAGCGCGGGGACGCAAGTCCCTGACCTGCACAAAGTCAACCCCGCCCACCGGCGGGCAAGGAGAGAAATGACGTACTGCGACCATTGCGGGACGGACGCACAGAAGGAGCTGCGGCGCCTACGGGACGCGCAGCAGGCGATGGCACTGGAGATCCGGGAGGCGATCGAGACGGCGAAGAGCGGGGGCCTGTCGTGGTCGAAGATCGGTGACGCCCTCGGGCTCGCCCGTGAGACATTGTTCCGACAGTTCATGTCGGGTGGCCCGATCAACACGGTGAGGGTCTCGCACTACAAGCCGAAGGAGCGCGCGTGAGCACTGGGCAGCCGGAGTGGTTCAAGCCGGGAGAGTGGATGGACCTCGCTGGGGCGTGGAAGGAGACGCGCGAGGCGTTCCCGAATGTCACGATGTACCGGGCGAAGTACTTCTACGGCTTCGACCTGCCGGATGGCGTTGACTTCCACAAAGCAGCGGCGACGACGGGGCTTCCCGAGGGTTCGCGCTGCATCGACTTCCAGATCCACCCGGATCTGACGGTGACCTGCTCGCCCGATTGGGAGCCGATCGTGACGGACGGCAAGCTGTACGGGTTCCGGCCGGTGACGGCGTGAGCGGGGAGTTGCTGTACTTCGAGGCGGGCGGGACTCCCGAGCATCTCAAGAAGTTGCAGGATGCCCTGAACGCGGTGGCGGACTCCCCCGAGTGGAAGCACAAGATCATCGTGCTGCCGCCGTCCACCGTCTCCCTGGTGAGTTTGCGCCTGGAGGGCGAGGACTCCCGGCTGGTGTGTTCGTGCGGGTGGGAGTGGCGACTGCACGACGGCCGGGGGATGACGGGATACGGCCTGGGCTTCCTCAAGGAGCTGGCGAAGCACACATGCCTGAAGGCCGAAGACGAGACGCAAGGAGATTCTGATGGCGTATGACGGAAGCCCCGCGCTCCCGACGGGGCCGGTGTTCAACTACACGATCACCCCGCAGGCGGCGGGTTACGGCTCGATGACGTTCGCGACGTTGGCGCAGCCGACGTACGAGATGTACTCGGCGGGTTTCAAGGACAAGCTGATTGCGCT